AGCTGAGCATAGTGCTAAGAACCCACCACTTGGAGGAGCATAGAAAAAATCACCTTGACCATTATCATCTTGAGCATTTGCTGAGCCACTTGTTTTTTCTCCAGTAAAGCTTGAGTCTTGACCGAAGTTTGCTACTGCATCCATTGTTCTGCCACCAGATGAATCATACAAATACGGAAAATATTCTGCATCTGTAGTATAATTTCCAGAGTAAACACTAGAATTATTTCTAAAAAATTGAATACTTTTTGCATCTACATCAACTGCAACTCCCACTATATCGCCATCATCAAAAGTGCCAGTATCGCTAAGTACTGTGCCATCTATTCTTGGTGAGCCACCATAAAAATCTATGCTTTGTCCTTTACCACTATGAACTTCATTATTGATATCATTAATCCCAACAAAACCATTATTGCCATCTCTAGAAAGTACCTCAAAATAAACTTTGCCATGAAGTTTCATAGTTCCAGTTGTAAAACCTCTATTAGATGAACTAGAAACCATTCTTAAATTACCTCGTGAAAAAGTTGCTTGTCCTCTATTGTCGTTTGCATTTAATGGATTTAAGGTACAAAAATTATTTGTCGGACTATCTAACACAACATCTGTAGAAGCTAATCCACTAGATGAATAGTCATTGCCATTACCACTTGTGTCATCTCCTAAATTACTGCTATCTGCAAAAGTTAATCTGTAACCATTTGTTCCGTAGGTTAAAGAAGATAAACTTTTGGGAATCCAAACTGAATTCTTTAATTCTCCAAAGCTAGTAGGTGCTAATGCTGTTCCATCAATAAAGTTTACTTCAGCCATATATCCATCAAAAAAATTTCTTGCTCCAGAATTAGGAATATCACAACCAACACTTTGAATAACATTATTATTAAATTGTAATTCTGCATTTAAAGATGGATTTGATGATGTTCCAAATGATGTAATTTGCTCTCCATTAACATATAATTTTACTCTATCATCTGCTGTTGAATCTGTGGTATCTAGCACTAATTGTATATGGTAAAAATTTGTAGTATCACGAAAAACTGCATTTGTTGTTCTATAAGTTGAAGCACCCTCTCCAAAGTTTAATTGATTTGACGAATTAAAATACAAAGTACTTGAATAGCCACTACTTACATTTGTTGCATCAGAACCAAACAAAGTTTGAGTAGTGCCTAAATTTCCTCTTTTAACCCAAGCACTCCAAGTCCAAGTTCTTCTATTCCCTGCTGATGATGGTGTTTTATATAATCTTGAACTATCCCCATCTTCAAAACGTAAAGATTGGTCTATGGTTTCTGGATAAAAATCAGCACTAGCACCAAACCATTTTTCATTGCTTAACATTAGCTAAAAGCCAACTGAGGTGTTCCAAGTAAAATAGAGTTATCTGCTTTGATTATATAAGGCACTACATCATAAGCACTATTTGTACTTGATAAAGTTAAACCACTCCCACCTACAGTTTCATAATCTGTGCCTAATGATACTGTACCAGCACTTCCTGAACTTGGTTGTATAAATATTATTGTACCAGTCTGACCGACATTACCAGCTTCTGTAGTAGGGTTAGATAAAGTGTTAGCTCCTGAACCCAGGGTGAGGATAAAATTCTGCTTTGCATCGAAGTCGAGCGTCTTGCTTGAAGATATTGTGGCAGTTTCTGTAGAAGCAACTTGAGATGCAGTAAAAACATTTGTTGTGTCTTTAGCTACAATATCAGCATCAAATGCCTGGACATCTGATCCTATTGCAAGACCTAAGTTTGTTCGAGCTGATGAAGCAGTCGATGCACCAGTACCTCCATTTGCTACTGCAACTTGTCCTGAGAGTTGAGAAACACCAATAGTCTTATTGGTTAATGTTTGTGTAGCAGAAGTTCCGACTATCTCCTGATCTCCACCAGGTGGAAGGGTAAGGACATTTGTAACACTAGCTGAATGTGGTTGAGACTTAACAGTTTGACCATGTGAGTTTGATTCACAATTAAACACTAATGTACCTGGATTAGTATTACCTTTTAAAACTGTCTTGCCAGTTCCATTTGGTGCAAGCTCAATATCAGCATTAGATGTTGTTACGATATCCTGACCATTCATATCAAGATTACCACCCAGTTGAGGTGAGGTATCTTCTACAACATTACTTAATGCACCAGCACCATCTTGACCTGATTGTGTAAAAGCAACTGTAACACCATCGGAATTAGAAAAAGTACCATTGCTTACAACATGGGTTACTGCAACTTTAGAATACCCTGAAGCATTGGTAACAGCTCCTGATACTTTATAAATAGCAAAAGTTGATGCTGTTCCTTCTTTTGTAATTTGTACAAAACCTTTTGCTTCGGCATTCGTTACGTTATCAAACGATTGTACAAAAGCAGATATATCGACACCAGCATCATCTGTATCATCAACAAATAGTACAGATACACTTGATAATGTTGCATTATTAAATGCTATCTTACCAGCACCTGGGTCAGCATCTGATGTACTATTACTAAATGTCATTGCTAATCCAAAATGACTTCCAGTAGCACCAGTTGCTCCAGTTGCTCCAGTAGCACCAGTTGGTATGCCAAGACTAAATGAAGCAACACCATTTGATACTGACACCGAAGCAGTTGCATCTCCACCTACACTAACTGTACTAGCTGTAACCGATGCACTTGTAAGCTGTGATACGGCTTCAGGATTACCAGTCGATGAATTAAAACCTAATACTTTACCAGCTCTTGTTGCTTTTACTGGCAATGTCATATCAGCACCTGAGATAACATCATGTTCTGCTAATCTTAATGATCGATCTATTTCTTCATTGGTCTGCTGGTGTATGAACATATTTGTATCAAAGTCAGATTCCAAAGAAGCTGAAGTTAACTGACCACCAGAAGTATAAACTGAAGTTCTTGATAAAGGTATTGATCCTAATATGGTTATAGTCTGACTGTCAGTAGGGTGGTTACCAGTTGTAAATGAAATAGTACCAGCTCCAGTACTTGAGTTAAGTGAAACTGTGTAATGTGTCGTTTCTGTTTTTACAGTACTATCAACATATACTTTTATCTGATCAGTCGCATTGACTTGAAAAGAAAAAGCAAAAGGTCCAGCCGTATTGTTTCCAGTAAACTGAACTCTTCTTGTTTGTGCTGTAACATCATATGTAGCCATATTAGATTACCTCTCTAGTTTTTATACACCAAAAATCAATTTATTTCCATTAGTAATGCACCCAACCTAGGGTTTTGTTCTTCAAGTTTTCCTTTAGCATCTGATCTTCTGTCACTTACAATCGCATTAATAAATTTAAATTTGTCTTCATCATACTCTAATAAATTGTATTCTTCGCTCTCTACAAGCTCTGTGAGGGAAGGGAGCAACGAACTTGATAGATCATATCCATCATCACCTGGTAGCAATCCATTTTCATCAATCTCATTTGTTAACATAACCAGTTCATTATATTCTAAACCTGACAACTGAAAACGATCAGTCGTTGACTTACCTATTTTTCGAGGATGAGCTGAAATAACTTTGCCAGTTCTCTCAGACAATCTTATAAGTTCTTTATCCAGGGTTGTATACTGAGATGATTTAACACGAACTGGATTGATAAATTCATCAAACCTTCCTTCAGTTTGGTATAATCTTTCTCCCCAAAAATTTAACTTTGGTGGCAACTGTTTGCTAAAATACGAGTTTCTACTTTTATAATAATTTAATCTTTCATAGAACGCTTTTGTTGAAGAAGACATCAAAGCATTACCTTCCAATTGTTTTTGTGTAGGCATAGTGTTTGATGCTTCAGGATTATTGACCCTTTCCATTGTTGCTAGAAAACTATCACTTCCCATAAAAGGAATATCAGTTGTACTTGCTAGATAAGATAACAATCCAAATGTTGCTCTATCTGTAGAACCAGCCATACCAGCTAAAATGTCTGTGCCTTTTGATATACCAAAATTTATAAGTCTTTGACCTAAATCTTCAGTTGTATTATTGAAACCACCTATAGCACTTGTAAGCTCTGATATACCCTGAAGGAAAGGTAAGTTATGAGCATACTCGGCAACTGACAATGTGTAAGCTTTGATCATAGATTCAATAGCTGTTGGATCATCTTCATGTTTTAGATAATGAGATAAATCTGCTCCCATAGCTAATAATCCTGACATTGGATCAAACCGACTAAATGTATAAGATCGATATTCATTATCTGATCCTGGTACTTTGAATGACAAAGAATATTGTGGAAACTTCATAAATTTTCTGGCTCTTCGATCTGATGGACCTTGACCAGTAACAATAACTTCATCTCCAAAGAATCCATTAGCTAATCCAAACATTGTCATGGCTATACCATTACCGATAGCAAGTTTACTTAATGCTTTATCAAACTCTTCTCCTTCACCTTTTTTAAGTGTGGTGTAAAGTTTGTCATAGCGTAATGTTCGATCAAACACTTCATTAATAATATTTGTTGGTGTATTGAAAAAAGGCACGATTGATTTTGTTATTGGGTTAGAATTTATACTAGCACCTACACTTGCAAGCTTCCCTTTTACTGGTGTTTGAAATGTTTGTTTCAAGGCTTCGGCTTGCATCATTTCTTTAACATCGGCTGGAGGATTATCAAGAATTGTTCTGTATTTTGATTCAGCTAATTTTCTTGCTTCATCTTTTGGTACATTTGCATTTATTGCATTTTCATATTCAATCTGACTTCTACGAAAAGCTTCACGATATTGTACTCTTCTTCTTGTAACAACTTTAAAGTAAGCATCCTCAGTAGCTAAAAAACGACCAGGTAATCTTGTCATGACAGACATACCATTTATAAGTAATTGTGTATAATCACCTTCGCTTGCTCTTTGCATAATAGATGCAAGGTTATCATCATCTCCATAAGCTTGTTTTACTCTTAAATCTATTTTAGATAACTCATCAGATGTTTTGCCTGATATAAATGTTCGACCCATAATTTTAAAAGCATCAGCTTGAGCCATCATCAATCCATGTGCTTCTGCCATTGCATCACCAACATAAGCTTGATCTTCAGGACCTAATTTTAAAGTTCTTCTAATGTTACCTATAACACCAGCTAAACCTCTTTCAGCAAGTGTTTGTATTTGAAATCCAGCATTTCCAGCAATGTTAACCATATGAGTAACTGGAGAAGACAAAAGAGAATTGATATAAGCTTCCATGAGTACATCACTTCCTTTTGCAAGTTTTGTTTTTTCAATATAGTTTGCTCTGGCTGTAGCATTATTAAGAGATAAAAACTGATTAGCATATAAATCAATATTGGCTTGACCCATATTAGTTACAAACATATCAAGATCATCTGAAAGTTTTGGAAGACTTAAATTTAATTTAGATACGTTTCTTAGAACTTGAAGTCCTCTTCCATATTCTGAAGCTAAACCACTTACATTAGATGCTAGAGCAGAGTATACACCAGCTAACATTTGATGCTGTTTGAATAGATTGACTTTTTCATCTCCTTGAAGCGTCTTTAATTTACTTGCTCCAAACTGTAGTTCTTTACCAAACTTAATAAGAAGAATAATTCCACCTACTAATTTTTCAGGGGGCAACATCTGACCAGGCTGTCTTTTAATAAATTCTTCTGCAATCCTTGGAAATCCAGCAGTTTCAGCTAATGATGCCATCTCTTCCATAGATTGTGATGGTCTTCTCATATAAGCAAATAGTTCTTTGTTTTGTTGCTGTACGTTTGTCAAAAGAGTATCAAGAGATTGCTCGATATTACCTTCAAATAAATTTAGTTTGAGCTGACCTTTTTGATCAAACAATTCTCCAAGTCTACCCATATTGATGCCTGGACCTTTGTATCCATCTTCTTCTAATGCTTTATTTAAAGCTTTGATATCGCTATCATCTAGACCTTTGATAATAACATCGCCACGATCAGTAGGGGTTATGAGTTCTTCAGGAGCATCACCATAAGTTCTTTTCTCAGCTTCAGTACCAAACTCTTTAAGAAACTTAGTTATAGTTTTAAGATTCATCACCACCTCCTTCTTGTATCATAGCTCCAGTATCTAGGAGTGTAAGACCACCAGCACTTGCCAGAGGTATTGAACCTTGCATAAACTTTTTAAATACTTCTTCCTTATTCATTCCAGTAAGTTGAGCTGTTACGTCAATTCTATCATCTAATAATTCAACAATAGTTTTAGGTTCAGATGCTAAACCAGTTCGTTCTCCATTAGCAAACCAGGATAATGATTGAGCTTCGGCTGGTTTTACTCCAGCTTTTTCAGCAACCTTTTTATAAATATCTGAAAAGACAGCATACTCAGTTTGTTTACTTACTTTGTTCAAAGCTTGACTTTCTAAAGTATCTTTTACCATTGTAGAAACATCTAATGACTTAGGGTCTTTTTTATACATTTCTTGAAACTGTTTTGTTTTTTCTGCTGTCTTACCACCAATCCATTCTATTGGAACTGACCCTGGCTCAAGCTCGTTCATAACATCAATAACAGCTCTTATAGCATGAGTATCAACTGTAACACCCTCTAGATTACCAGCTACATTTTCTGCGAAGGTTGCTGGTTTTGGATTAGTATCAAAACTTAATCCCTCTGCTTTTGAAGCATCAATAAGTTTTTTATGTATGCCCCCAGGGTTAATCATCATTGGATAACCTTTTTCATTGACACCTTCACCACCAGGACCAAGCACTTTATTTAAATCTACATTTAGTTTTTCTTTAGTTGCCACAAGAGAAGCATTTCTAAGATTTTGATCTGTAGTTGTTCTAGGACTTGTAGAAGCATAGTTTTTACCAAACTTCATTAACTGCTCAATTGCTGTATCTCTTGGTATTCCAAGCTCCACAGCCTTTTTAATTATTGGTGAAGTGTTATAAAAGTATTGAATGTTTCTTCCTTTAAATGGAATTATTTTCTTTGCCAAGGCATCTGCAATAGCATCTGATTTATCTTCTAAAGGTTTTGCTCGGTTGTTTAATGGATAAACTTGCTCTTCAGTTTTTCTTGGTACTGGTGTCTCTTTTTGCTCTACTTCAATTTTTTGGTATGCTTCATCTGAAGTATCAAATAAAGGATTTTGCCCACTAGGCTGTACTCTTTTATTAGTCGGTAGCTTCATTTCTTCAGCTCTCTTGTTAAGAACAAGCTTAGTATCTTCTATAATATTGTTAGGTGCAAACTTTGCTAAACCTTTTTTTAACATCTTGTCTGCTTCACCAACAGCATTCATAGATAAAGTTGCACCACCAGTATCTAAATCTAATTCTTGTTGAGCTTTCTCACCGATCTTTTGAAGACCTTTTTTTACACCTTTAGTACCTACCTTTGCACCACTAGTTACAACACCACCAATACCACCAAACTCACCAGCTCCAAATCCTGACTTGGCATCTTCTTTTAACTTAGGATCAACATCAAAGCTATCAACATAGTCATTAAAGATACCTCGATAATATTCTGACCCCAGGTTAGCTTTTGAAAACTCAGTAAACCCATTAACAAAGGCATCTATTTTTTTGCCTTCTTCAGCCGTAACAGCATCTTTTATGCCTACAAATAGACCAGCAATATCAGTAGGAAGACCTAGAGTGGCAGAACCAGCTCCACCAGCTATACCAGTAAGTGTCATGCCAATACCTTCCATTGCTTCACCAAAAGAACTGTATCTAACTTTCTCACCATTTTCTAAACCAATAGAAGTTTCTTTACCAAAACTGTAGTCTATTGTTTCTCCAGTATCTCTCATCTGATTAAATTCTTGTATGGCTTTATAGACATCTGTCATGGTTGCAAAACCTTCTCTAATGTTTTTTCATAGCCACCAATTTTTGCTTCTCCAAGTTTATCTTCTAGCTTTTTTTTGTTAGCTATAATAAAATTATTAATTTTTAAAAATTCATTTTCTTGGATCTCTTTTACTTGGGGCAGTTCTTTGCCCATGAATTGTTTTAGCTGAGATAAAACAGTATTTGCATTTTCTTTAAATTTTTTCTTTTGTGCATCTAAGATATTATTTTTGTAGTTATTATACTCTCTATCAACAATGCTCTTTAAATCTATTTCTTTTTTCTCAGCTATAGCTTTGTCTAATTCATTTTCTAGGACAAAAGATATTTGTTTGTACTGTGCCATAGGCTTTAAAAACTTATTTTTCTTTTGCATATTATCTAATACTGCTGGATTGAAACCTTCAAACTCTTCGTTCAATTTGCTTGTTAAATAAGACTTGGCAAGTTTTAAATCATTGTTTTGATTTTTGATATATTGATCTCTAAGTTTGTCGATAGTTGCACCAGTCAATTTGTCAGAAGCAAGTCTAATTGCTTCAATAGTTATGACACCTCTATCAGCTAAATCTAATAAAGAAGCTTTTACTTCAGGATCATCTTCATCTTCTACTTTTACTAAATTTTTAAAAAGTGCATCATGTTTATCTCGATCAAGAGTTTTTAGTATTGTAAGATTATTTCTAGCTGATTCCAGGTCTCTGTTTTTCTCACCTAAATTTTGAAGAATTTTATTTTCTAAATCAGATATTTTGCCTTCATTTTCTTTTGTAATAATTTTATCTTCTTTGTCATCAATTTGCATTCTCTGATCAATTTGATTTATTAGATTTTTATTAAGTTCTAATTTTTCCTCAACTGTCATGCTCGATACAATAGCTTTAATTCTGTAATCTACATTTTGCATATTGTTATTTCTAACGGCTCTAGCTAACTTAACTTCTTGTCCTTTGATTGAAGCTTGTGATAAAATGTAATTAGATTTTACTTTTGCAACTTGATCATCAAACTTTTTAAGATTTGTATTATATGTCGTTACATTTTTTGCATAAGGTGCAAGTGCATTTATAAAATTAAATTTTTCAAGATTGACTAAAGATTGTTTATTTTTTGTATCCAGTATTGCTAAAACTTCTTTCTCATCTTTTGCTTCACTAATCATTTTATTTAGAACTGTTGGCAGTTCATCTAATTTAAGATTAATTTTTGCAAGCTGAATTGCTTTAATTTTTTTAATACTTTCATTTGCTTGTTTTACAGAATACTCATGAAACTTTGATGAAGCTGTTGTATTAAGTGATGCTGTTAGTCTTTGACCTAAAATAGGGGATACGTCATTAGCAAGCTTAGAATATTGTAATGTTATTGCATCTAATCCTTCAGCTAAATCATCTGCATCTTTTTCATCAGTTATTGCTTTTGTTATCTCTTCACTAAATAATCGTTTGGCAGATAGTTCTAATTCTGTTTCGAGGACAGCTAAACTTGCCTTACGACTAGCACGACCAAAAACTGTAGTAGTATCACCTAACCTTGTTTGTATTTCATCATCAGTTAAAGATTGATTTTTTAATTCTTCTTCTGTTATTGGATTTTTAGCACCAAACTCAGCACCTTCTATTTCAGCAATAGCTTCTGCTTTTTTAAAAAAGTAATTAGACATTTTATCAAGATTAGATGCCAGGACATTCATAGTACGAACAGATTGTCTTGTACCTTCGCCAGATGGTCCAGAGACTCTAACGAGAGATAATCTTTCTTGAAGGGTTGGAAATCTAGGTCTAACCATAATACTTTTTACAATCCATCTGGATAGCTCCTAAATCTTGTTTGTGAACCAGCACTTCTAAATCTTTGGCTATCACTCCCAAATCTACCACTTGTATTAGTTGTTGTAGTTGAAGTATTTGGTGTTCTTGTTGCTTGGTAATTAGCGAAACCTGATCCTAAAGTTCCAAGAGCATTAGCCACCCCTTGTGCCTTTGCTTCTCGACCAGCTCTCAGTAAATCTTCTACTTGAGCATTTGTCTGCATCTTTATAAAGAGCTGATTATCTTTTGCAGTTTGAAAATCTCTAAATGCTGGATTGATAATATTAAATATTCCGAAGTCTACTGGTGTTCCTATATTCGGTTCTAATCCACCAGACCTGGCAGTTGCAGTTATATTAGCTAACAGCTTTCTTGCATTTCTCAATGCTTCTGTGCCTTGCTCTTTTGCCTTAACACCTTCTACTCGACCTTCGAGTGCTTTAAATTTTGCCTGAGATTCATATCCTTTTTTTGCTTCTTTACCAGCCTGGTACTGCATCAAGGCTGAAGCTCCAGCAAATACTAATGCTAATTCTGCCATATCATTGTCCAGTCGTTAGTTTGTATTCGACAGATAATACTGTGGCGAATAGGGGTTGTGTCATTGTAAAAGTTAGTTGTGCCGTATCACTATATCCAAGTAATGGAGCAACTCTTTTTCTTCCTGAAAATGTATTTGGTGCTGATCCTAATGTCTGAGGTAAAGTTTCAAGAGGAACTTCAAATCCATTGATTGCAATATTCTGTGTACGATCTAAAACTGGTGATGCTTCAAGTATTCTTTTCTTACGACTTACCACTACCCCTGAAGATAATCTTGGCTCGGCTGGTAAAGTTTTTACTTCTACAGAATAGGGCAATCCTACTTCAACAAAAGATGAAGGAGCTTCATCGATCGTGATTGCTCCACTTGATACAGTCTTGTCGGTCAAAACAAAATTATCTCTTACAACATCAACTGTTTCTCCTTCAAGATGAGATAGATTAGAACAAGTCGTATTACCAGGTAAAGATTGATCAGGGGAAGTTGCACCTGAAAAATATTGTATGTTGGCATCGGTGGTTCTTTGATCATCAAACAGCTCAATATATCTTTTGGTTGAACTATTGATTGTTCTTTCTGTTGCAACATAAATATCTGTTATATCAACAGCTACATCGAGAAACTTTCCATCTGTAATAAACTCTGATGGAGCAACAACATTTTGTGATCTTAGTATAGAAAAGACAGCCATTGATCCATCTGTATCATTTGTAATCAAAAGAAGGTCACCATCGTCAGTATTAGTGGCAACTCGAAGAGCCATTGATCTAGGGGACTTCAACAAATGTGATGCCAATAAAGAGACATTGTTAGCATTATAATTAAGGTCAACATCACTAAACAAAAACTCTCTAAGAGCTTTGCCTTCACGTTGAATGAACAATGTACCACCTTCGGCTGATACTGGCTTAATGCCTTCTTTTGATCCTCGTCTTGTCGCATTTTTAATGACGATGTTTGATGGAGTGATGGGATCAAGTGTGGCTTGTGGCACAAAGAACTCAGCATCCTGAGTAAAGATTTGTAAGTCTCTTCCTGATCTCATTGCTGTTATAGCATTTACACTATCAGTTGATATTGTAACGAAAAGACTATCATCATCAAAAGCTTCGCCTGGTTTAAAATTAAAAAAGTCATCCACCTTTGATCCAAACAAACTATTGGGTAAAGACTTTGATCCACCAAAGTACAATCTGCCTTCATGGAAGGTACAAGTTCTAGGGAAACCCCTGGTACTTGAAAAGACATCTTCATATCCTTCTTCTAGCTCCCATGCACCTGAAGCAATAGCAACATCATTTTCAAAGAAAGGTATTTCTGTTACGACTTTTACAACTGTTCCTGATTCTCTTTCTACAATTCTGGCACGACCAAAACCATTTAGTACATTGATATATTGATCAACATGAGATGATGTAAAGATAGAACTACTTGCAGTAATCTTAACAGTTCCATCAACTGCATCTGGTGTAATCGTAGCACTTGGATTTGATGTTGATGTTGAAAAAGCGTGTTTCGGTAAAGTCAAACTTATTGTTGCAAATGTCCAGGTTGAGTTGCTTCCACCTCTAACAATAGACTTAGGTGACATATCTTCATGAACTAAAATTAAAGTATCTGCACTTTGAGTAAAGTATAGACGATCTAGATCAATATCACCTAAAGCACATTCAAGATAATCATTTCCAGAACTATTTATATTTGTTATTTGTTGTGCATTGGCAAACACAAACATCCTGGTATTCGATGTAGAGTTTTTTACAAACACAAGCATATAAGATTGTGTCGTTGAAAATTCAAAAGGAATTAATCTAATACCATCTAAAGTTGTAAATGATCCACCTAAATGAGAACTGATATCCATCATAAATCTCAAGCCAGGTCTTCTTTCAAAACCACCTTGAGGTAATATCACAACATTCTGTGCCTTCTCCAAAGCAGAAGGATATTGTTGTAAATCAACTCTTCCAAACAATAAAGGATCAATCTCACCAACTGTAAAGCTTGACTGGTACTGTGTAATTCTTGACACTATCTCACCTCAGTTAAGAGATAATCAGCTATAACTGTTTTAGATTGTCCAGCTCCATCAATGTTGATTGCTTGTCTAAAATAACCACCTCTCATATTTTCTACTGGTGTTCCTAGAGCAACAGTTCGCCAATAATCACTTTTTGTTGTTTGATCTGTAACTGGTTCTGCCAGATGCCATGCCATTTGATAAACCAGCATTTGTATAAAGTAAGAGGGCATATCTGCTTCTGAAACTAATCTTTGATAATCGAGTACAATCGTTGTTTCATTTGTTAAAAGCTGATCACCTTGTATTTCATAGTCTGTAATTTTAGGTAACGCTCCAGTTGATGTCGAAGCATAAACTGCTCGTGGTACACCTAAAAACATATCGGAAGGTAACTGATAAGCATACAAGTAAACATTAGTTGGAGCTGTGGTTAGTCTTCCTAATTGTTGTTTGGTCAAAGTAAATGACCAGGGATACATTCCCAAAGTTTGTGATTTAACACGAGGATACAGCACAGAACAAACTGAACTCGGTGCTGTTCCATCGGCAAAAGAAGTTATTTGATTTGCTCCCAGAAGGAGGAGTGCTTGAGAACAAATCGAAACGTCTGTATCGCCTTCAGCCATATCCTCGCCTTTCTAAATATTAGTCACTATCTGTCTGACTTATTGTTGTGCCATCAGAAATATCAACCACACCTGAAGCATTTGATACGACAGTATGGATTGATGATGCTAATGTACCACCAGTACTTGTTACAGATATAATGACATCACCTACACTTACATCATCTGATATATCATTGAAGTATCCTGAAGCATCGATTGTGCCGACTGCATCAGTTGTAGTGTATGTGAAAAGTTGTGGTGCAACACCTTTTTTGGATTGACCACCTATTGGATTCCATCCAGTTCTACTAAATGCCATGATTAACTCTCCCTACAAGTTATATCAACTAGACCATTCGCATCAATTACGATTGCTCCAGCAGAATACATTGCTGTTACTAAGAAAGAAGTTTTCTCAGGAATGTAGTTGACCTCTGTTTTTGGTGGGATACCAACAGC